GTGATGGGTTCAAATGCCCACGAGTGGGAAAAACAGATGGACTGGCTTCAGAAGGAAGTTATCACCCGTCTTGGTAGACACGGTAAGTTAATTATCGTTGGAACCAGAGTGGCACCGATTGACCTCTACAAGATGCTCCGTGACCCAGGGCAGTGGTCCGGTGGCAAGTCACCTTTCACCTACTGCGCTATGCCAGCCGTTCTTGAGTTTGATGAGAAGCCCGCTAACTGGAAAACACTTTGGGCTAAATCAGACCAACAAGAAAACGAATTGGATGAACCAGATGAGAACGGACTTTTTCCCAAGTGGGATGGACCTTCTCTCTTTACGCGTCGCTCTGAAGTCGCTCCCTCAGTATGGGCTATGGTCTACCAACAAGAAGACGTCCAAGAGGACAGCATCTTCTCACCAGTATGTATCCAAGGTTCTGTCAACGGAATGCGAAAGCGTGGACCACTTAAAGTAGGAACCGCTGGACATCCAAAGCATTTAGAATCTACCTACACAGTTATGGGTCTTGACCCTGCTATGGCAGGAGCCACAGGTGCGGTTATCTGTACTTTCAACAGAGCCGACGGAAAGATTTACGTACTTGATGCAGTCAATATGACTGAGCCAAGTCCAGCAAAGATTCAAAATCTGATTGAAGACTGGGTTGAGAAGTACAAGCCCCAGGAAGTACGAATCGAAATTAACGCTCATCAGAAGGCTTACGCCCTGGATGATAACTTAAGAAACTTTTTAGCCCAGTATGGGTGCCAGTTGAACTCACACTTCACTGGTAAGAACAAGTGGGACACATCCTTTGGTGTGGCATCTATGGCAATGCTCTTTGGCAATGCACGTGATGGACGATTCCAAGATAACAACATCATCGAACTGCCTTCTAATGAAGGCTCCGAAGGTCTTAAGACTTTGGTTCAAGAGTTGATTACCTGGAAGCCTGACACCAAGAACCCTACCGACTGCGTTATGGCTCTATGGTTTGCGATTATTCGCATCCGTGAGTTGATGCAACAGTCATCCAGAGTGGGACAGTACCAAACAAACCGATGGGCTACTAGGGCGCAGATGTCCACACGTGGCTCACTCAATCTCGACGAAGCCTTTGCAGAGCAATGGGCACAAAACTACGGATAGGAAAGTAAAATGGCAAATTCAAGAAACTCAGCAGGAATTAATGACCGTGGTGGAAAAAGTGTAAATCCAGTTTACAAGGCTGTCAACACTCTTACATCTTACGTTGGAAACGTATCACGCGAATTGCGTGATGTTCCAACAGCAATTGGAACAGGCTCTTTAGGAGAAACAAAGTTACAACTTAAAGAAGCAGCAGCAGCAATTACTGCTAATCAGCGCGGACGTTCAACACAGCACACCACCGCAACTGGTGAATTCTCTCCAGGAACAAAAATTCGCGGCACAAAGAAAGAAACAACTTACAAAAGGTCTTACAAAAAGTAAATAATTTTTCCCTTTAATCGTTAGGACAACAATGGCATTATCAATGGAGCAGGTAGCAGCACGCGTACAATCGCTGCGCTATCGCAATCACGAGCGCGATGCTCGCAACCTCGATGTCCTTGCTGTCCGCAAAGGAAAAATCTCTGAGGTTTACCCAGACTTCTTCCCAGATGGCGTAGATGCAAACGTAGTCGCAAACTTTATCGACATCGTAGCCCGTGACTTATCTGAAGTAATGGCTCCGCTTCCAGCGGTTAACTGCTCTGCAGCCAATGCGGTCAATGACCGTGCACGTTCTTTTGCAGACAAGCGTACTCGTATTGCTGCTAACTATTTCCAACATTCTGATTTGGCTGTACAGATGTACTCAGGCGCTGACTGGTACATCACATTTGGTTTCGTCCCTTTCATCATTGAATTAGACGAAGAAAGCAAACTGCCTCGCATCCGCGTAGAAAACCCAGTGGGGGCTTACCCAGAGTTTGACCGCTACGGACGCTGTGTTGCATTTGCAAAACGATATATGATGACACTAGGCGAACTCGTTACTCAGTTCCCTGAATACGATTCAATGCTCCTTGGACCTATGGGTTACAAGCAGGACTTGAATGCTCAGGTTGAGTTAATTCGCTACTACGACAAAGACCAGTCAGTCATCTATATTCCATCAAAGGACAATCTAGTTCTATCGAAGGCTGCAAATCCTATCGGTAAGATGATGGTTGTTATTGCACGTAAGCCATCTATCGATGGTGAACTACGTGGACAATTTGATGATGTTCTTGGTATCCAATTGCTACGCAACCGCTTTGCGTTGCTTGCAATGGAAGCAGCAGAGAAGAGCGTTCAGGCTCCTATCGTTCTTCCACAGGATGTACAGGAACTACAGTTGGGTGGAGATGCGGTCATCCGTACATCCAATCCAGCAGGCGTTCGCCGCGTGGAACTCAATGTACCAGCGGGAGCATTTACAGAACAGCAACTACTCAACCAAGAACTACGAGTAGGTGCACGTTATCCTGAAGGACGTACAGGAAATATCGATGCCTCTATTGTCACTGGACAAGGCGTACAGGCTCTTATGGGTGCATTTGACACCCAGGTTAAATCAGCACAAGCAATCTTTGCTGCATCACTTCGTGATGTAATCAGTGTTTGCTTTGAAACTGATGAACTAATCTTCCCAGATGAGAAGACCATTCGTGGTGTTGACGCTGGCTCCCCATACGAAATTACATACAAGCCTTCTAAGGACATCAAATCTGATTACTCAGCAGATGTTCGTTACGGAATGCTTGCTGGTTTGAACCCTGCACAGGGTCTTATCTTTATGCTCCAGGCACTAGGTGGCGGTCTTATCTCTAAGGATATGGCTATGCGTGAACTTCCGTTCACAGTTAACGTCACACAGGAATTAGAAAAGATTGAAATTGAGAAGATGAGAGATTCTCTTCTTGGTTCCATTACTGCCTATACACAAGCCATCCCACAAATGGCTGCATCTGGCGGAGATGCCTCAGAGGTAGTTCGTAAAATTGCTGCGGTTATCAAAGCACGCCAAAAGGGACAGGCGCTTGAGGATGCGATTGAAGCAACCTTCGCTCCGCAGCAACAGGTTCCTCCTGCTGGGGCAGCATCTATGGTTGAGCAACCGTCCCCTGCTCCCACCGCTTCTCCAGCAGGAGGCGCTCTTCCACCGGAAGCAGCACCACAAGGTATGCCAGGTGAAGCACCACAGATTCAAGGACGTCCAGATATGCAAACACTTATTTCAGCACTTACCTCAAGTGGTAAGGGTTCAGCAAGAGTAACAACTACGTCAAAGAGATAACAAAGTAGGGGACAATGACAACACTTATTGGTATCGAATACGACGATAGTTGTGTCCTTGTTGCTGATAGCAGAACTACGGATGACAGCGGATATATCTACACTCATCCAAATGTAAAAAAGATTTCAGAATCAAATGGTTATTTGATTGCAGGCTCAGGTGAGGTTCTACCTTGCGATGTAGCACAGCATATCTGGGAACCACCAGTTCCAACAAAGTCCGACAAGAAAGATTTGTTTCACTTTGTGATTACAAAGACGATGCCATCGCTTCGTAAATGTCTTTCGTCAAATGGTTTTAACTTTGATGAGCCAAAGACAGAACAAAGATTTCAATTTCTCATAGCATTGTGCGGTGAGATATTTGATATCGACCACGAGTTAGCAGTAAGTAAGAATGTAAGCGGAGTTTACGCTGCAGGTTCTGGTGCACCTTATGCACTCGGAGCACTGCACGCAGGCGCAGATGCTTACGAAGCAATGGAAATTGCATCACAACTTACAGCCTTTACCGCAGGTCCTTATCTATCCAAAACACAATTCAAACATTCTAAGTAGGAGGCAACGTGACTACTGCACCTCAAGACCCCCGCGGCGGATATCAGGTTAACGCACCGCAAAACAATTTTGGTGTTTCTGGCAATGGTGGTAACGGTTCAGCCGACGGTGTTCCAAACATCAACTACACAGGCTTTGCATATGGAGAAAACAAAGTAGTAAACGATGCTGCTAACTCAGGACTTGCTATGGGGCAACAGAGTTCAACTCCTGCAGGTATGCCACTTCCTAGCGTAACTCCTATCACTGCACCTTCAGAGACACCTGACCGTCCCATTACATATGGTATGCCTTTCGGTGACGGGGCAGGTTCAGAAGTTAACCCACTTCCTGTAGGTATAGTTCAATCTCAAGACCCATCACGTCAGATTATTCGTGCGATGTACCAACAGAACCCACGCAACGAAGACCTTCGTGCAATTGTTGAGACTATGGACTTTGAAGACCAGCAGATGGTGCAGTAGTGGCAGACCAGAAAAAACTTTCTAACACACTTACACAGGCTCAGATTGATGCAGAGCAGGTTTATGTCGCCGCATCTTCTGTAAATCCTTACCAGGCTGAATTAATTAAGAAGAATGCCCAGGGAAATATTATGTCTCCTGGCGTTCTCCAGTCTTTGTCTGCACTAGGTGTAGATGCTAAGTCTGGTGTTGCTGCAAGCATTGCTAATATTGACGCATCAACTCGTGAACAACGTCTTGCTAATCAAAAAGATGAAGCAGTCAAGCGCGAGACAGAAGCATTTAAGAACACTGGCAGAGGGCAATTTTGGCAAGGCGTTAAATCTGTAGTGCGTGGAACAACCACAATACTTGGTGGAACATTCAACTGGTTAAACGCTGAATGGCGCCAGGGTACAACCGCTCTTGCACAGTCTGCACAAAACTTTGGTATCTCTGCATCTGCAAAGGGACTCGGTATTGAATCAGCACCTGTAACACAGAAGGCAATTCCTGGTCCAGTAGAGCAGACAACCATTGGTCAAATAGCCATTAAAGCAATGACTGATATTAAAAAAGGTAAGTTCCCTGACATTCAGATTGGTGAAGGATTCTTTCCATCTGAAGAAGTTGGCTTAGGACACAAAGCACGCCAGGCTTCACTTAATGCAGCAAAGGTTGCTATCCGCAACTCTGATGGCAAAGTAATCGGATACCGCCCACGCACAATTCTTGGTGATACATACTCAAATATTTTTACTCTTGGCAACCCAGAGAGTCGCGCAGGCGCTAACATTGCTTTAGTCGCAGACATCACTGGCTCATTTATCTTTGACCCAGGCTTAACTCGCGCATCTGACATCAAGGCTCTACGCAAGTTGGCTCAACAGCAGCAGGCTTCTGGTGCTATGTCTGCAGCAGCAAAGACTATGGACCGTCTTGCTAAGATTGAAGAAGTTGAAAACCAAACTATTGAATCCGCTAAGGCTATTCGCAAGCAAGCAGATGAACTCAAGAAGTTCGATGCAGACAGTTTATCTAAGCGTGCAGATGAAGCACGTGCTGCAGCATCAGGACAAGCAGAAGATACAATTAAATCTTCTGTCAGTGTCCGTGTAGCACAGGCTCGTCTTGATGATATTGCAGCACAGAAGACTCAACTCATTGAGAAGGCTGATGCGGCAACTGAATCACGTAAGGCTATTGAGGCTGCACTTAAGGCTCCACGAATTGTTGAGCGTACACAGAACGCTTTAGCCAAGCAGACAAAGCAACTTGAGCAAATCAAGTCAGAAATTTCAGATGCTGTAGCAGCAGGACGAGTTCCACTCTACACATCAGATGACCTGGATAACCTACAGGCGTCAATTAAAACTTTAGAAGATAGATTATCTGAAGCAAAAGGTTTAGTTCCAGAGACTCCTGTAACACAGGATGCACTCCTTGTTGCTAAAGAACTTGAAAAGAAGTCTAAGGCTTTCGTTAAGGAAGCAACAGACGCTGAGAAGTTCTCACTTAAGCAGGTTGCAGAGCGTTCTCGCACACAGAAGACAATGGAATCATTGAATGAGCGTGTACTGCGTACCGCTGCTAAGGCTAAGAAAGCAGAGCGCACTCTTTCAGAGAAACTTGACGATGCAACCCTTAGCCTCAAGGACAAGCGTAAGGCTTGGGAGATTGATGTACAACGTCTTGCTAACATAAATCAGACTCTTGAACGTCCTGAGTTTGCATATCAGGCTATTGCTGACTTCTTAACCAATGGTCGCGGAACAGTAGCAGTCGACAAACTTGTCGAGATGACTGACTGGAAGCAAATCTGGCGCAAAGCCAATGGAAAGATTACTCACGATGTAGCACGAGCACTTGCCGATGCTAAGACTCAGGATGATGTAGTTGACGCTTTGGCACCTTACCTGCTTAAGGGTGATATCCAAGGCGGAGCATTACAGCCTGGACTTCTTGCACGTGCTGGAGTTAAAGCAACAGAGCGTACAAAGTTTGCTATGCCAGCAGTGCGTACACTTCAGGGTGTAGGAGCACGAGTTCAGTCTCGTATTTCAGACCACGGTAAAGTAGCAGCACTCTTTGAAGGATTCGCTGCGGGTATCAAGGCTCCAATTACAATTGCAAAGCCTGCTCTTAAGCGCGGATATCAGACTAAAGTTAAGTCTGGCTCTATTGTAAATGTACACGATAGAGAAGAACTCCTTCGTTCAACAGAAGATTTTGGCGTAGCCGCTAAACTTGATAGAAAAGTCCTTGATGAAATCATCGACGAAATCGCAGATGCCGCAACTCACTCAGTTGCTGGCTACGCTGCATCAGTTAAGTTAATGAAGGCTGTATTCGCTCAGTATTCAGCAAACATACCATCACATATGCAGGATGCTTTCAAGAAGTACACAACAGCATTCGAGTCATCTGCCGAGCAGATGTCCTCATATTGGGCAAAGCAGCACATTGCTGGAGCAGAACTTAAGTACCTTCAACTTAACGGTGATAGCGTAATCCTTCCAGGACCACATATGTCATCTGAGTTGCTTAACTCAACCATCTACTTCCCACCTGTAACTGAACTCTTGCGACTTACAAACAAGTTGTCAAAGTACAAGACACTTGCTAAAGGCGAAGAAATCGCTGACGCAGCAATCAACAACTTCTGGAAGAAGATTCAGTTGGTACGTCCGGCGTACATTATTCGTAACATTGCTGAAGAGCAGATTCGTGTGGCTGCAACAGGTCACATCTCATTCTTTAATAACCCAGGTATGGCTTTGGCTATGTGGCTTGGACGCGAAGATGGTAAGACTTGGCGAAAAGTATTGCGTCAATTCGATAACTATCGTCACACAGTCTTTGACGAGTCATTCTCAACTGGTGATGATGCACTAGATATTCTTGATGAGACACTTGCACACGGTGCTAAGAACTCATATATAGATATGATGAACTCAGCCAGAGGCGGAGCCTTTGATGAGCGTGATTACAAAGTCCTTCAATTCAAGAATGTTGGCGCTGTAGCCTATGGCTCGCCACGATTCTTTGATGGTATCGCTAACCAATTGCGTATGCTCAACTCAGATATCTTTTCACGTGTAGTTGCTGGGTTTGATACACCTGCAATTAAGGCTGCAATGGCTAAAGGTCAGTTCCGTCAGGACGCTGTAGTAGATTACTTCCTATATGGTCCAGGACGCAAGGAGTTAGACGCATTCGCAGAGGCAACTCCAGAAAAGTTTAAGGCATTTATCAAGACTCCTGAAGGATTAAAGAATTATCTCTATACAGGTAAGTCTCCAAAGGGCGAAGATATCTCATTGCTTGCTCGTGTGACTGAAACAACAGGTGGCAATAAGTCACTTATGCAACTTGTTGCTAAAGGCAGCACTGAACTAGGGTCGATGAAGTTCGCTATTCCACGTGCTGCAGACGGAGCCATAAACTCAGTTAGCAATTCAAAGCAAATGCGTGCAGGCAAGAAGGCTTTGCTCGAATCACAGGCACAATTTGCTAGAGATTTGAAAGATACGTTTTCTAACGCTGGTCGTTGGGATGGAGTTATTGTAAATGTTCCATCTAAGAACTTAGCCTATGTAGAATCTAGGGCTGATAGATACACATTCGTAGATTGGTTCTTTGATAAGGCTACAGAACTTGAAAAGAATTCTACATTTGGTCCAGAGTTCCGTCAGGCTTACTGGGATGCTATCAATCGCATAGCAAAATCCCTTGATGCTAACGCTAAGGCTCAACTTCTTAAGACTGCACAGGATTCATTGAACCCATTGCAGAAGGCTGGAGTTAATGTAGGGTCAAAGCACCCTGTATGGAATGCTTTTCGTTCTGCTGATGGCAATGGTCCTTTATCTATTGAAGATGCACACGCATATGCAGATACCTATGCACGCAATCAGGTAAAAGGTTTGTTCTATAATGCAAGTGAGAAGCGACTTATCTTCCATCAACTACGTCTTATCGCACCATTCGGAGCAGCGTGGGAGAATACAATCCGCAAGTGGGCTGAACTTGGTACAGAGAATGTAACTAACGTCTACAAGGCTGTTAAAGCCCTTGAGTGGACACAGAAGCCAGAGTCTTCATCTATCTATTTGATGACAGATGCAGAAGATTACTATGACCCTAACCAGGGATTCTTCTTTACTAACCCTGAATCAGGGCAACGTCAGTTCTTTGTTCCATTTGCTGGTACAGCAATGGCAGTAATTGCAAAGATGACAACAGGTGCCAACTATAATGGTGCACCTATAGCATTTACTGCTAACCCAATGTCATTTAACTTTGCATTCGGTTCTGGCACAATGTTACCTGGTATTGGTCCAGGAGTTACGCTGCCTATCAGCGCAATAGGAACATTCAATAATAACCTTATTGATAATATGCCAATGGGTATCCAGAAGTGGCTATTCCCATTCGGGCGTGCAAACTTTAGCGGTGGATTGCAGACAGCAATTCTTCCTGGTAACTGGAACAAGATTCTTGGTGGCGTTACAGGTATGGAAGCAACATATGCTTCTAACTTTAAGCCAGTAATGAACTACCTTGCATCAGGTGGAAACTACAACCTAGATGACCCTGATGACCAGGCTCGTTTAGTTGCAGATACAGACACATTCTCACGCTGGGAATCTATTATGCGTGGTGTAGTTGGTCTTGTATCACCTATGGCTTTGATTCAGAACGGTCTTGCTAAGGATAAGGATGGAGATACAACCCTGCAGGTTGCCCTTCTTGAAGACTTCCAGACTATATTCCAGGATAACGATGGTGACTATAACAAGTCTTGGTATGACTTCCTTAACCTATATGGTCCATCACAGGCATTTGCTCTTATCAGCGCAAGCGCAGGTAATGGTCCATCTAACTGGGATTCATACAACTTTGTAGTAGCAAACCCTGATGTTGCATCTAAGTATAAAGATGTATGGGGATATGTGATGCCAGGCGGTGGATTGTCTACAGAGATGTACCAGTGGAACCTTATCCACGATACAAAGAAGAGACTATCTGCAAAAGAAATCCTTGAGAAGGTTAATAACCAGCGTTACTACGCAACACGTGATGCACTTATGACACGAGTTGACTCAGGTGAATTGGATAAGGGTCAGTACTCAATTGCCCTTCAATCACTTAAGGATGCTATGGGTGGTGGACCTGTCTCAGAGTTCGACCCTAACAAGCGTGGTCGTATCATCTCTCAACTTCAAACACTCGTACAAGATGAGCGATTCGTAGACCTGCCTTCAGTGGTTGCTCTACGCGATTATATGGCGCTACGTCAAACATCACTAGATAACCTAGGCAAGAAGACATTCACTGGCGCTAAAGCAGAACAAGCAGAACGTGATTGGCTTGCAGCGCAAGCAGAGTGGGTTATCGAAAGTAATCCAGATTTCCAGAAGATGTTCTATGCATTCTTCGCAAATGAATTGGAAGGCAACTAATGGGTCAGAAATATAGTGAACCAGCAAAGACTGGAACATTAACACCTGAGGCTCAAGCAGCGATTGCAGAGCACGCTGGTGTGACCGGCGCAGCATCTACATCTACATCTTCTAGCAAGATAATCACTGGCGTATCACTAGGTGTTGACCCTGAAACAGGGGAACAGATTTACCCAAGAAACAAAAAGGGTAAGATTGTTAGTCTATTCCCAGCAGGATACGAACAGACTTATATTAAGTCACTACCTCCTGAGGCTCGTATTGCACTTCAGAAGAAGATGCTTGATAACCGGCTATACCCTAAGGGTTATGCACCTACTCTTGATGGAATGGTTACACCTGAAGACTTCACTGCAGTTGCTAAACTTGTTGCAGTCGGTGAACAAAAGGGTATTGGTGATATCAATAAGGTTATTGACCTAGCCAAGACAGACTCTAAGGTAAAGACATACCTTCAAACTGGTGGGTATTCTGACACAGCAACTAAGGTAGTCACAGATACAGTACAGGCTAAGTCTAATCTCAATGACTTCTTCCTTGATATGTTTAATGAGAAGCCTTCTAAAGAAGAAGTAAAAGCATATCAGGCTGCACTTAATGCTAGAGAGAAGACAGTTAAAGGTGGTATGTCACCGCAAGAGCGCAGCGATATTATCCTTTCTGTTGCTAATAAGCGCCTAGCATCACTGACATCAGGTGCCCTTACAGGGGATATGACTGCTGCAGATAAGTTAGATGAAGGTCAACTAGGCAAGAGAGTCCGTGAGATTCGTGCACAGTACGATGAAAATGGTATTCCTGTTAGTGATAGAACTGTATACAAACTAGCAGGTAAGTCATTCCGTAATGCTGCCGCTTGGGATACAGTACAAGAGGACATTGTTCGCAGTGCATCTCTTCAATGGGGTAAGGCTGCTGAAGGATTAAAGCCAGGGCAAACTGTACGTACACGTATGCAGCCATATATCACTATTCGTTCACAAATACGTGGTATCCCTGAAGACCAGATTAAGACACAAGATGTAGTTGATGCCCTTAATTCTGATGGAACATTAAAGAATATTGCTGACTATAAGTCATCACAATATAAGAGTGATGACTATCTTAACAACGATGCCTATAAGTCCACAGTTCTTAACGATACCAAGACCGTGCTACGTAACTTTGGAGTGATGTAATAATGGCTTTTAATTCAGACGCATACATTGCTAACTTAGTTAAACAAGGTTTCTCAAGAGCCGATGCTGTTAACTCAGCACGCTATGAAGCACAGGCTCAGGCATATGCTGCACCCCCTGCGCCTGCATACAACCCACTATCAGGTATAACGTCAACACCGTCCGCGCCTGCATACAACCCATTGTCAGGTATGACACCAACACCGTCTGCTACTCCAGTAGGTAAACCGACTTATGTATCAGATTATGCAGCAGCAAGTAAAGCAGCAGCAGATGCAGCATCAGCGGCAGCAGCGATTCCGCCCAATAAAGCAGCAGCAGATGCAGCATCAGCGGCAGCAGCGATTCCGCCCAATAAAGCAGCAGTAACTCCAAAGACATCACCGTTTGATGCAGCAAGTGACGCAATCCTTGCTAACACACTTAAGTCTTACGGTATGGAAGGCATCGCTGCCACTATTGCACAGATTCGTGCAGACTATCCAGAGATTTCTAGCGAGAACTTATTGCTTCTACTTAAGAATGACAACCGATACAATGCTGAATACAACAAGAGATTCGCTGGCAATGTTAAGTTAAAGGCAGCAGGACTTCCTACCCTTGATGATGCTTCATATCTCAAGGCTGAAGATGAATACAAAAAGATTTTTACAGCATACGGTGCAACAACACTAGCAACGAAAGATTACTATGCAACCCTTATCAGTAATCGTATGGACGCAGTAGATGTTACTAATCGTATGAATGATGCGTATGGTCTACTCAAGCAATCACCTTGGGTGATGTCTGCTTTCAAAGAGTATTACTCTGCAATCACAGAAGGCGATGTTCTTGCTCTCATCCTAGATGAGAAGACACAGTTGCCTATTCTTAACCAAAAGGTACAGGCTGCACAGATTGGTGGAGCAGCACTTGCTCAAGGTCTTAAGACTAGCCTTGCAACTGCTCAAGACCTTCAAGCATCTGGCGTAACTGTAGCCGGAGCGCAGGCAGGATATTCAACTATCGCTCAGGGTATGACTGACTACGAGAAGATACTTGAAATCAATGCTGGCAAGGATGTTAAGACCGCAGATGTTCAAGCAAAACTTGAAGCATCTAAACTTAAGAAAGATGCTAAAGCAATTAAAGAAGAGCAGGCTGCTATCGGTATGGAAGTGGCGCGATTCTCTGGAGGTCCAGGAAGATTTGCATCTAAAGATAGAGCACAAGGCTTAATCTAAAATAAATTCCTGAGCGGACCTACCAGCCCCGCCAGCGTATAAGACTGGTAGCAAGAGCCAGACCGATTCCCCGATTGGAACCTGCGGCTTGCGAACTAACTAATAGAGAAGGGTGGCAGTTGCTATGAGCAACAACTACTGGGATGAAGAAGACGACGACCTCGATACTGATGTATCGGAAACACAAATGGATGGAAGTGACCTCTTAAAGAAGTTGCGGAAAGCCAAGCGTAATGACGAGAAAAGAATTAAGGAACTCACTGAGCAACTTGAGACAATATCCAAGTCGCAGCGTGAGCGAACCGTCAAGGAAGTCCTAGAAAAAAAGGGTGTGAATCCTAAAGCAGTACGACTAATCCTCAAGGACATCGACGATGTATCTGAAGAGTCAGTTAATACCTGGCTAGAAGATAACGGAGATTTGTTCGGGCTTACTCAAACTCAGGAAGCACCGCAAGCGAGTGAAACAGACCGTGCTGCATTACGTCAGCAGGATGTTATGACTCAGGGTGCAATAACACCCGACAGAGCAGAGAACTTAAGTTTGAGAATGGACCAGGCAGATAACCTGGATGATTTCTTGAACGTTCTCCGTTCGCAATAAATCCAATCATAGTTTCTAACACTAAAGGAATAAACCTAAATGGCAAACGCATACGTATCCACAGGTTCCTCCTCACTCGGAGGTACCGCTGGTGCTGCTGGTCTTGTACAGAAGGCTTATGACCGTCTCTTGGAGTTCGCACTCCGTTCAGAGCCACTCATTCGCTCAGTCGCAGACAAGCGCCCAGCACAGCAATCAATCCCAGGTTCAACAGTAGTTCTACAGCGCTACGTTGACCTTTCAGCAGCAACAACAGCACTCACAGAAGATACTGACCCAGATGCAGTAGCGCTCTCAACACCAACATCAGTCACCATTACTCTTAACGAGTACGGTAACTCAGTGTTGGTAACACGTGCGCTCGAACTCTTCTCACTTGCTGATGTTGACCCAGCGATTGCAAACATTATTGCATTCAACCTTGCTGATTCAATTGACTCAGTTGCAATGACAACCCTACGCGGTGGCTCAAACGTCATCTACTCAGGTTCAACTGCAACATCAACAGCAACAGTCACAGCCGCAGCAACACTTTCATCAGCAAACCTCCGCAAGGCTGTTGCTAAGTTGCGTGCTAACAAGACAACAGGTCGCAAGGGTTCACTCTACTGGACTGGTATCCACCCAGAAGTTTCACACGACCTTCGTGCAGAGACAGGTTCAGCAGGATGGCTTCTTCCAAATCAGTACGGTTCATCACAGGACCGCATCTGGGCGGGAGAAATCGGCACATACGAAGGTGCATACTTCGTTGAGTCAGCACGTCTATACAATGCTACAGACGGTTCATCATCTGCACGTGTTTACCGCACAATCATCGCCGGACAGCAAGCACTTGCTGAGGCAGTGGCAGAAGAGCCACACGTAGTCATCGGACCAGTCGTGGACAAGTTGATGCGTCACCGCCCAATGGGTTGGTACGGCGTACTCGGATTTGCTCGCTACCGTGAAGAAGCACTATACCGAATCGAATCAGGTTCATCAATCGCTTAGTTGATTGACGGGTGGGGCAGTAGTTACCGAAATCTCTACTGCCCTATCAGTAAGTTCATTAAGGAGAACAATGGCAAATTATACATTTAGAGGTCCTTCTGTCGAAGAAGGTCCTGCTGGTAAGCACCGCTTGTTCTACTTCTATAGATTAAAGCGTGGCATTACCGTAGTTAAACTAGGTGCTACATATTCGACGCTGCGCTACGCAGTCGATGATGACCTACTTGACTATGACGTAGTTTACCGAGGTGGCTATGACTACACGGTAGATGATGCAACTAAGGCAGAACTTATTGCCGGTGGCATCGGAGTAACAGAGGCAAACTTCACAGCACAGTAGGGGACACAATGACTTTACATCAGATACAAAAGCATCCTGAGTATGTAGAAGGTTGCTTTGGTTGCAAGATAGGAACACTCGAACTAGGAACTGGTGATGCAACAAGAGACATCTCTGACAAGAAATGGACCTCTGAGTTGCAGGCTTACCGAGATGCACGTAGTCAAGGTATGCAGCCAGCGGGCACTACACGTGCTCACGTAGAAGCAGCATATGAAGCGTCAGCGACATTGGGCAAGGCGTACAACTCCGAGACAATGCCAAAGACAAAAGATATAAATAAAAAATCAACTGAAGTACTCAAAGAACTAGGAGCAATATAATGCCAAAAGTAGGAATGAAAGAATTCGCATACACAGCAAAAGGTATGGCAATGGCTAAGGCTGAAGCCAAGAAGACTGGCAAGCCAATGAAGAAGGCTGCTGCTAAGAAGATGGCAATGAAGAAGATGGGCAAGAAGAAGTAATGATGAACGAGAAGGCAAAGCCTAAGCCATCACCTTCTACCCGCATTGCTCCTATGCAATCAAAGATTGAGCAACAGCGTCAGGATAAGGCACTACGTGACCTTATGAAAAAGCGCGAGATGGAAGCAAAGCGCACTGGTAACTGGAACAACTACGGTACTAACTAGGAAGAACTATGACAGACCCAAGACTAAAGCGAGCAGGAGTGTCAGGCTTTAACAAGCCTAAGCGCACACCAAACCATCCAACCAAGTCACACGTTGTTGTGGCTAAGACAGGTGAGCAGGTCAAGACTATTCGCTTTGGTCAGCAGGGTGTCACTGGTGACAAGAAGCCAACAGCACGTCAGGCTTCATTCAAAGCACGCCACGCAAAGAACATTGCTAAGGGTAAAATGAGCGCAGCATATTGGGCTGACAAAGTTAAGTGGTAAGAAAGTAGGGGACAATGCAAGAAAGTATTTCAATCGCTTGGTGCGATAATGGAATGGTAGACGGTAAGTTTATGCAAGGCGTCTGCGATGTTATGCTTAAGTCTGGTTTAGAATTTAAGTCTACACTTCGTAGTCAAGGCAACCAGATTGCACGCCAGCGCGAGACAGTAATTACTTACTGGTATGACCAGACAGATACAGAATGGCTGCTCTGGGTTGACTCAGATGTCGTTATCAGTCCTGAGAAGTTCAAGTTGCTTTGGGATAATAGAGATGCTGAAAAGCGTCCTATTGTTACAGGAGTTTACTTCACAACTGATACTCCTGAAGAACCTTTGATGATTCCAATGCCAACTGTATTTAACTTTACTGATAACAAAGATGGTGGCTTTGGTTTGACCAGAGTGCACCCAATGCCTGAGAACAAACTGATTCAGGTAGGCGCAGCAGGTATGGGATTCATCCTTATGCACCGTAGCGTAGTTGAGAAGATTAGGGCAACTGTTCCTGACTCACCTATGTTTATGGAGATGGGACGCGGGACAAAGTTTATTGGAGAAGACATTTACTTCTTCGCACTATGTGACCAGGCAGACATTCCAGTCTACTGTCACACAGGAGCAACTGCTCCACATATGAAGCGGTTCTCATTTGATGAGCACTACTACAAAGCATTCTTCGGTGGAAATCAAGCACAAAAGAAATCAAATTTAATCGTACCAAAACGCTAAGGAAGGTTAACAATGGCACTAGGCAAAGCAGGAAGCAGCCTTACAGCAGAACTCAATAGGCTTGCGGGCATCACTGATGTCGCTCAGTATCTTGATGAACAGGGTGCTGCGAATCGCTGGGCTAGTACCACTGGACTTGCAACTGTGGGTGCTTTGAATATCAAAGTCTCATCCTCTCGCACAAGAGATAAGTTCAAGGACATTGATGGTGTCTGCAATGAACTTGCTGGAACAACTGGGCTTGCAGCCCCTGCAGCCTTAAGGAGCATCGACGCCTAATGACAACTACATTAACTAATATGATTGATGAAGTGCTGGTCAATCTTGCGGGATATACATTCCAGCAGGACCGAAGCACTTATATAAAAACAGCGGTAAGCACAACCACATCCACCGTCGCAGCCCCAACAACACTTAGCCTCGGGTCAACTGACTCAGTAGGCAAAGGTATCGTTGAGATTGATGAGGAACTCCTTTGGGTAGATTCATTTGACCGTGTAGCAAATACTGCAACAGTATCTCCTTATGGACGTGGCTATCTAGGTACAACTGCAGCAACTCACGCAGCAGAAGCAAAGGTAACTATCTCTCCTACCTTCCCACGCTTTAGCGTTAAGCGTGCAATCAATGACACCATTCGCTCCCTTGGAGCAAACATATTTGCAGTAAAGTCAACAACCTTTACCTTCAATGCTGCAGTATCTACTTATGCTTTTGCTAATAAGGACATTAAGAATATCTTGAATGTAAGTTGGCAAGACATTGGACCTAGCAAAGAGTGGGTTCCACTTCGTCGCTGGGATTTAGATACAGTAGCAAACCCTGAAGCATTTGGATATGTAACTGGAACAGATATAGTTCAGACAATCACTTTGGGTGAGGCACCTATCTCTGGTCGTACAGTCAAGGTTATCTACGCTACAGACCCAAGTTCATTCACTGAATTATCAACACCAGTCTTAACCGGAAACCAAGTTTATACAACAATCACAGGACTTCCTGCATCAACAAGGGATGTAGTAATCCTAGGCGCAGCCTATCGACTACTAGCATTCCTTGACCCAGCACGTGCAGCACAGGTCAGCCCACAGGCGGATGAGACTGACTCTAAGCGCCCATACGGTGCATCACAGACTGCAACTAAGCAACTCTATGCACTCTACACACAGCGTCTTAACGAAGAGACAAAAGCACAACAACAGAACTATCCACCTCGCGTTCACTACTCCCGCCGATAAGGACCAGCAATGACAACAAGAAAATATTCCTCTCGCTCTCAGCAGACAACGCTGACCACAGCGTTGAACTCATCAGCCACAACGATGTCTGTTACATCTGGCTCAGCATTGATGGGCGGTAAGACTCTTACTGGTACTCAGACATACACAGTAGTCATTGACCCAGATACAGCCCTTGAAGAAATTGTAGATGTCACGGTTTACTCATCTGGTAACACACTAACTATCACTCGTAACATTGATGGCTCAACTGGACAGGCTCACTCAGCAGGTGCAGTGGTTCGTCATATGGCTATCGGTAGAGATTACCAAGAAGCCAATGACCACATTGAAGCGTCAACAAATGTTCACGGTTTAGCAGTAGGTGTGGCAGTAGTTGGCGATACAACAACTCAGACTTTAAGTGGTAAAACTTTAACTAGCCCAACAATTAATAGTGCAACAATGGTGACTCCATCACTCGGAGTTGCAACAGCAACAAGTGTTACTGCGTCAACTTTTGCTGGAGCATTAACAGGAAACGTAACAGGTAACGTAACAGGCAACCTGAACGGAGCGGTAACTGGTAACGTAACCGGAAATCTAACTGGAAGCGTAACTGGTAACGTTACTGGTAACGTAAGCGGCAATGCTTCTACTGCAACAGCCCTTGCTACTGGTCGTACAATTAGCCTTACAGGTGATGTAAGCGGTACTTCTGGTTCATTCGATGGAACTGGCAATGCCAGCATTACAGCAGCCATTGCCGCTAACACTATTGTAGATGCAGACATTAACGCTAGTGCAGCAATTGCACTTAGCAAGTTGGCTACAGACCCACTACCTCGCGCTAACCACACTGGCACACAGGCTGCCTCAACTATCTCAGACTTTGATACACAGGTACGCACATCTCGTTTAGACCAGATGGCTGCACCATCTGCTGCTGTGTCATTAAATAGTCAGAAGATTACAAATCTTGACTCACCAACCGCATCTGCTGATGCAGCAAATAAAGGCTATGTAGATACATCTATCTCTAACCTTATTGCTGGAGCACCATCTACTCTTGACACATTAGATGAGATTGCTGCAGCCTTGGCTGACACAGCAAACTTCTCTGACACTGTAGTTCTTAAGACTGGCTCAACAATGTCTGGTGCTCTTGCTATGGGCACTAACAAGATTACTGGACTAGGAACTCCTACTGCATCTACCGATGCTGCTACTAAGGGTTACATAGACTCAGCATCAATTGCACCCAGCAACCTTACTGGTCCAATTACCTCTGTAGGTCCAGCAACTAGCGTTGCAGCACAGACTGGTACTGGTTCAACATTCGTAATGGATACAAGCCCAACACTTGTAACTCCAGTGCTTGGTGTGGCTACTGCTACATCTATCAACGGAACAACTATTCCATCAAGCAAGACTCTTGTGGCTACAGACTCAACAGCATTTGTTGTACCTAGCCAGACAAGCAACTCAGGCAAGTATCTAACTACAGATGGAACTACTTCATCTTGGGGAACTGTTGCTTCATACTCAGCACCAACTCTTGGTTCTACTTCCATCGCCTCTGGCGCTACAGTAACTACAATTGCTGGACTAACTCTAACCTCACCAGTTATTAACTCACCTAAGGTATCTACTACTTACAGTGCCAAGACTGCTGCATATACATTTGCATCTGGCGATGAAGGTAACTTGTTCTCAATGAACAATGCCTCTAGCGTACAGTTCAACATCCCTACTGATGCTACATTCAACTTTGCAGTGGGTACTGAGTTCAACGTATTCTGGATTACAGGTGCAGGACAACCAACCATTGGTGCTACAACTCCTGGAACTACCACAGTGATTTCAACCGGAGCCACAAGTGCAACACCTAAACTGCGTGTTGCTAACTCTGGTGCAACTATCAAGAAACTAGCAGCAAACAGTTGGATAGTGTTCGGAGACCTTGCCTAATGCCAATTCTAGGAATTATGGCTTCACAGATAAGTGGGCATCTTTGGGCACCTGCCGGTGCCTATGATGCTTTGGCTTCTGTCACGGTGCCATCAGGTGGTGCTGCATCGGTGTCGTTCGTAGGCATACCGACTGGCTATAAGCACCTTCAAATTCGTGCTTTGTATGAGACGGTTTCATTTGCTGACAATATCGGTATGACTCTTAATGGCTCTACTACATTAAGCCGTATGCACTACATTTATGGAAACGGTTCATCTGCAACAGCCGGAAATAGCACTGACAATCTCCTTACTCTGCAATCTGGATATTCAACTACTGCATATTACGGAATGATTATCGACGTCCTTGACTATCAGAACACAAATAAAAACAAGACTGTTAGAGTTTTTGGCGGAGCAGATTTTAACGGTTCAGGAATTGTGTACTTGTCTTCTGGATTATATTCAACTACTTCGGCTGTTTCTAGCCTTTCGCTTCAAGGTTTTGGCGGTCAGACAATCGGACAGCACAGCCAATTCGCACTATACGGAGTGCGCTGACCGATGACAACAGCAACTGTATCTCCTTGGAATAAGATTAGCGATGTTTGCTTGTTTGATAACTGTGGCAAGAAGCATCTTGCTAAAGGTTTCTGCTCAAAGCACTATCGGGCTTTTAAGGCTTGGTTAGATAAAGACAGGTCAGTTGACAATCGTTCAAAAATAAATCCTTATACAGACAAAGAAAGTTATGTACTTTTGTATATGCCAGAACATCCAAACTGTGCTGTAAGCGGAGGATACCCAGAGCACCGTTATGTTATGGAACAAACTATTGGGCGCATCTTAGTAAAAGGTGAAAACGTACACCATAAGAACGGTATAAGAAACGATAACCGTCCAGAAAATTTAGAACTATGGTCAAGTCGCCAACCTAAAGGTCAGCGAGTAGAAGATAAGGTGGAATACGCAATGGAGATACTCAACCAATACGCTCCTCATCTTTTGGCTGGTGATAAATAATATGCCAACAAATACATATGTTGCACTTGCTACACAGACTCTTGGCAGTTCCACATCAACCGTAACTTTCTCATCAATCAATCAAGGCTATACAGACCTTGTTCTTGTGATTGCAAATGCTCAGAATTTAACAGGTAACTCTGATGTGCTGATGCGTTTCAATTCAGACTCAGGTTCTAATTACAGCGCAACTGTTCTTACAGGAGATGGAAGTTCAGCATCTTCAGCACGCAGAACTAACTCAACTTCTGTAATCCTAAATTACTTTAACTTTCTCAATAGTTCCCCTGCTACACAATTCAACGTGAGCATTCAAAACTACTCTAATGCAACAACTAACAAAACTGTTTTAATTCGTTCTAACCGAGCAGCATCAGCAACAGAAGCAATCGTTGGTATTTGGCGTGCAACACCTGCTGCTATCACTCAGATTGACTTGACCCTTAGTTCATCTCAGTTTGCAGCAGGCTCCACATTCTCGTTGTACGGGATTGCTGCAGAAGGCACAACCCCTGCTGCTAAAGCAACTGGTGGAACTGTCTATGCAGATGACCTTTACTACTACCACGTCTTCGGTTCAACCGGCACATTCACTCCATTGGCATCACTGACAGCAGATTTACTTGTTGTTGCCGGTGGAGGCGGAGGAGCAGGTGGTGGCGGTGCCGGTGGCGGTGCAGGTGGACTTCTTGCATATTCATCACAATCACTGACAGCAACTGGCTACACTTGCACAGTTGGTGGTGGTGGTACTGGTGGACAATCTACTGGCGTCACAGCAGGTGGTAATTCACAGTTTGCTGCTTTAACTGCATCAGTAGGAGGCGGTGCTTCTGGATGGAGAACTACAAGTGGCAACGGTGGCTCTGGTGGTGGTGGTGTTGGAACAAATATAGGAACTACATATTCGCCAGGTACAGGTACATCAGGACAAGGCAACAACGGCGGAAATGCTACAACTGGTAGTTATTATACATCAGGTGGCGGTGGTGGTGCAGGTGCAGATGGAACCGCTGCTACTACTGGTCAAGCCGGTGCTGGTGGTATCGGTGCAACTTCATCTTTAATCAATGCTATTGCAACAGCAACAGGTATTGGTGAGTTATATTCATCTAATTATTATTTTGCAGGTGGTGGCGGTTCTGCTGGACAAAACGTTAGTGGAAGTTCTGTCTACGGTGCTGGTGGAAAAGGTGGCGGTGGCAACGGCGCTACAGCAAATGCTCTTCTTGGAACCAATGGAACTATTGCTACCGGCGGAGGTGGCGGTGGTGGTTGGGCTGGTTCAACAGATACCAACGGCGGCAACGGCGGCTCAGGCGTAGTCATCGTAAGATACTTAAAGGCTTAAGGGAGAAACAATATGCCAGCACAGAATTACGTACTCTTAAACCGCATTGAACTCAATGCCTCAGCAGCAAGCGTCACATTCTCCAACATCCCACAAACCGGCTATACCGATTTGAAGATTGTCTACAGCCTAAGAAGCGATAATGGAGACGATTACTTTGCTTTGACTTTTAATGGTTCTTCATCAACATTTACTTCAAGAGATATCCAAGGTGGCGGCACAAGTGCCACATCAGCAAGCCGAACAGATAACCTTTTTGTTTTTACTCAAGACCCTAGTTCTATGACAGCAAACACCTTCTCAAATGGTGAACTGTATATTCCAAACTATTTAGGCTCAACTAATAAATCTTTTAGCCAAGACACTGTGTATGAAAACAATGCAACAGGTGCAGGAATGGCTTTACGTGCCGGTCTTTGGTCTACCACTTCAGCAATTTCATCAATCGGAATTGCTAAAGCATCAGGCAACTTCGTCCAGTACAGCACCTTCTCACTATACGGATTAGCAGCACTAGGCACAACACCTACTATCGCTCCAAAGGCTAGTGGTGGAAACATTCAGACAGATGGCACTTACTGGTACCACACATTCCTTACAACTGGTGCTTTTGTACCAGCAACAACATTAAACGCAGATGTGTTAACCATTGCAGGTGGTGGTGGTGGTGGAGCGTGGAGAGCCGGTGGTGGTGGTGCGGGAGAAATTAGATATGCAACATCCCAATCTGTATCAGCAAATTCTTACACAGTAACTGTCGGTGCCGGTGGCGCTGGTGGAATTGCTACTGGAAACACCTCTGTTGATAATCGTGGTTCAACTGGTTCTAATTCTGTGTTGCCTGGATTCGTGACTGCCAATGGCGGCGGAGGCGGTGGTTGCTATCAAGACCCACGCCCAACTACTAATAGCAATGGTAAATCAGGTGGTTCTGGTGGTGGTGCATCTTTAGCAGGTTCAGGCGGTGCAGTAAGTTCAGGTTCAGGTGGTACAGGTTATGGCTTTGCTGGCTCAAATGACGGTGGAAGCACTGGCGGTGGCGGTGGTGCTGGTTCAAGTAGCGGAAACAACAATGGTGGAGCAGGATTAAATACTTGGTCATCTTGGGCAACTACTACTGCAACTGGTGTTAGCGGATATTACGCAGGTGGCGGTGGTGGTTCTTATAGCGGAACTGGTGGTTCAGGTGGTGGCGGAAACGGTGACTCCACTGGAGGCAGCGGGCGTACCGCAGGAACTACAAACACTGGCGGTGGCGGTGGTGGTTCTTACAATAACAATGATGGTATGCCAGGCGGTTCCGGCATTGTAATAATTAGATATCTAATGGCAGCATAAGGGAGATATAAATGGCACACTTTGCAGAGATAGATTCAAACAACATAGTTGTTCGTGTACTTGTAGTACCAGATGAACAGGAACATCGCGGTCAGGAATTCCTAGCCGATGAACTTGGACTTGGTGGTACTTGGGTGCAGACCAGTTACAACGCACGCATCCGTAAGAACTATGCAGGTATCGGATACACATACGATGAATCACGC